CCTTCTTACGAGCAGGAAGAAAGCCACGTAATGCTCTTGTACTAGACATTATATTTCTCCTTCCAATGTTTAAGGACTATTCCTGAAACGTAGGAGTTCGTCCTTTAAATGTTCTCGATTTGCTATTATTGGAAATGGGCATCTGTGAACTGGAATGTCGCATCAACTGTGAATTAACAGCTTCCAGCATCTCATTAGCCTTATTTCTATAATGCTTTCTTTTGGCCTCTAACTTTACCGTGGGTATCTTACCCAAGGCAATGTCTCCACGACAGACAACTCCAGCATATCGACCTTCTTCTCTCACGGTAGAAGTGGCTCCCATCTCAGGAACTTCTTCAGGAGAAACAAACTCCCATCCTTGACCTTGTTTCTTACCAACTTCTTGGTAATCATCCTGACCATTAAGAAGGATACGTAGCCAACCAAGAGACATATCTTGCTGACGATATCTTTCCTCAACTTCACGAGGTATATAAGTTGCGTTTGGTTCTTCAAAGACGTACTCTGTTTCTTCTCTGGTTTCATTTTCCCTTGTTTGAGAATTACGTGATTCAATACGTGTCATAATTTCTCCTCCACGTTACAGTTTAATTGCTGTGTATTCGCCATCGGCATCCTGTACCTTTAGCTTTTCAGCAGCATATTGTTCAAGCGGTATACCCCAATTTTGTGCAAGCCTCACATCTTCTTTCGTCAGCTTTACTTTATTTGGGGCTGGAGTGGAACGTGACGCTCCAGCTACTACTTGAGCAGGTTTTGACGGTTGTTCCTGCACCGAACTTTGAGTGACATCAGAGTTAAACTTAGTTGGAAATGCTTCCTTAATTCTGTTGTCAACTTCGTTATAAAATTCTGGATCATTTGGATCATACCCCTGTTCTTTTAATTCTGCATCTAAAGCCAGAGCAGCAGCGGTCATAATCCTATCCTGTCCAAACCATTCATTTCGTTGTGTCCATTCAACAGCTTTAGGATCTGGCCTATTCGTCTGTTGTACAGGCTGTACCTGTTGCTGAACTTGTTCAGGCTCTTGTTCAAAATGAGTTTTTGTTATAGTTAATGTTTTAAGATCATTCTGTGCATCATTTAAAAACTCTTGTGCTTGTAATATTTTACCTGTGTCTCCCTCATCATGTGCTGATTTGTAGGCAGCTCTGGCAAGTTCTAATTTATCTGTTAACTGCTTTTCACTTGCATCTAAGTTAAGTTTGCTAATATTAGTAAATTCTTTTTCTCTACTGGTAATTCTACTAGAGAGTTGCTCATTCTGTTGTATAAGCTGCGAGATCTGATCATCACGATCCTTACGTTGTTTAACCAGTTGACGTATACGTTTCTGAGCACCTTTAGTTTCTATACCCTCTAATTCTTTTGATTCTTCTTTTGTTTCGGTATCTGAAGGAGCTTCTGGTTTAGCTGTAACCTTTTCCTCCTCTTGTTCTACTTCAAACTCGACTTTAGTTTCCTCTTTGGACGAGGGTGCTTCTACTTCAGTCCATTCTTCTTTCTCAATCATTTCAGTTCCTTTCGTTGCTTACGAAGCATACGGATTTACGTTACTACTTTATTATACTATAAATTATATAAATGTGCAAGTACTATGATCCAGTTGTTAAATTAAATGTAGGATCTAGATCTCTTGGATGTTCTACTCTACATATTATCTGATCATCAAATAGTAGAATAAGTCTTACTGACTTATAAAATAATTTCTGACCAGCATGTTTAGCATAACATACAAAATCTCCTTCTTGGCACCATGCTCCATTTGGAAATTTTCCTTCATCGTCATATGCCAGTTCTCCTAAAGATAGGACTTTGCCTACCGTTGTGAGATATGCCATATCATCTCTGGTTGAGTCAGGTAGCATAATGCCACCCTTTGTCACACCTTTTATACTTATGGGTCTAACTAAAATATGATAGCCCGGTAGTTCTGGTAGAGGATTGGGATCTTTGATCTCATCCTCTGTGATCCACATATCATTCTTGATAGCGTTTCCTAAATGTACCTGTTGCATTTACTCCTCATCATCATACATTCTCTTCTTGAGAATAGTTGTAAAAATTTCTCTACTCCAACGAATACCCTGCATATGTCCGACAAGTTCTCTATAGTTAGAAAAACTTTCGGCACCACCTTCAGAGACTACAGTTTGTAACTTCTGTAATTCGTTATTATATTCTTTTATTACCTCATCCCAAATTTCCATTATCTAACTGGCTTGGGATATTTCCATGTAGATGCATCTCGTTCGTTCAATACACCTTTACGTGCTCTGGCACCAACACCACCATCTGCCACAGACTTCTTAGTGGAATCACCATATGCACCACCATCACCATTCGGTACATGTTCTGGGTATCCATTAGTTACACCCTTAAAATCGTTAGGGTAATGTACTCCTCCATACTTAGGCATCTTATTCTCCTTTCCTATTAGATTTATCTTTCATAAGATCACTTACTATATCAACAAGTTTTAACTGCTTATCTTTATCTATATCAGCTGACTTTTCTAAAGCCTTACTTCGTATTTTTTCGATATCCATATTATGTTTATTCTCACCGATAGATGCTTTAATTGCCATGTCTACCATTTTTAACTCACTATCTTGATTTAGTTTTAATTCATCTATACCAGCTTTAGTTAGTAATTCAACAGTCTTCATAGTTTCCTTACTTGCTCTATCCAGATCAGACTTCTCCTGCCTATATGCAGAATTTAAACCTGATTCCATAGCATCTTGAGCTAACTTGGCTTCTTCCAATTGTAACTTCTGTGCATCCAATGCAGCTTCCGCAGCATTCTGTGCAGCATCTAATTGTAATTTCTGCTGTTGCAATTCTACCTTTTTCTGTTCGAGAGCAACTAGTTGTTGTTCAGGAGACTGTGCCTGACCCATAGCCTGATTAGCATTAAGTACCTGTTGAGCAGCATAAACCATAGCACCTTCCATAACTTCTGGAGATTGTTCTGGAACCTGTTGTAATGCCTGTTGAGCAACACCATTAATCTGCTCTTGATACTTATGTACCATATGTTCCTGAATATTAGCTTCCAATATAGGCTTGGTACGTTGCATAGCTGGATTCTTTCCATGAACAGGATCTTGTAAATAAGCTGTCTTAACCTGTATATGAGCATCATGATTCTGACCGGGGAAGGCACCAATAGGTATACCCTTTGTCGCAGCCATGATATCTGATACAGGATCAAGTTCTTTTGGTTTACGTTTAGGTGGAAGTATCTCTTCCATATTCGGCATGTTGGCTGCATTTAAAATTGTTCTGTTTAATGCTTCCAAGTTAAACATGCCGGGAGGTGATTGCTGTGCCATTTGCATAGCCATTTGTGCAATCATAAGGCGGTGAGCATTGGATGGAATATTAGGATCGCTGACGGGGATAACGTCCACTCTTCCATCAAAGTCGGACTTGAATATACTCCGACTTTCATACGGCACATCATAGGGATATTCACTTGGTAGATAATCATAATCTATTCTAGCCAAGATCCTAAATTCATCTCTCTGGGATTTATGCAATCTCTTGTGGATTGCAGAGAAGAATTTACTGGATGCTTCCAGTAGTGCCATAGTTGTACCCACAGGTCCGTAAGAAGATGCTTCCGATACAATCTGTTCTGTACTGTCGGCAAACTTCTGACCTGCTGTTGTTACGAAACCCAACATCTGGAACAAGGTCGAGGAAGGCTCTTTGTAGGGGAGAGGAACGATAGCCTTTGCCAAGTGTAGCACTCATGGTTAGATTACCAAGGAAGTGCATGAGGCCAAAACCGTAGAAACCAAAACCGGGTACGAATCTATAATGTACAAAGTGATTCACTTTTTCTTTATTCGGATCATCAGGTTTATAGTTTCTACGAATACATAAAACTTTTCTGGATTGTTCTTCTATTGTTACAATGTAGGGAAGTGCTATTCCCTCTTCTTTATTAGGTTCATCTAATTCCAGATAACAATGCTGTTCCAGTAAAACATATTGAGGATCTGTATCCTGTGTTGGAGAGAACCCTAATATTGTATCCATCTTGGATGCGAATGCCGTGGGTTCAGGATTAGATGCTTCCGGTAATTCTGTATCGGAATATATTCCTGAACGAATATCTTTTGCCAAATCAACTGGACTACGATAAATTACATGTGTATACCTGTCAGCCTTGGAAAGATTACTGGAATAATAAGATACGTAAAACTGGTCAATAGGTACAAATTCTGACACTGGTCGTTTAAGATTTGCATCGTAATATACTTTCTTAAATGCAGAGCCTATTAATGGAAGATGGAAGAGCATCTTTTCAAATTCGTCAAAGTACTCTGGCATCTGCTCTGTAAGCTGATAGTTCATAAAGTTCTTAACACGATTAGCTTGTGTCTCACGTTGAGGAGTGGACTTGCCAAGTATCTGTGTCTTTATCGGACCTGCTGATGGAAACAATTCCTGTGATGCTTTACTCTGGAACTTCACGGCTGATTCAATTAGCAATGGATGTACAGCCGTACATGCACCTTCA